ATGCAAATTCCTAAATGGCTTTCGCCTCGCGCCCAATTGCCGACGGCCGCCGCGGCGCCTCCGCTCAAGGGATCAATCGGCTCGGTCAAACGAGGTATCTCGAAGAGCCTCGCCATTTGGAAGTCGGTTCGCGATCCGATCGAGATCGAACGTCGTAAGCGCGAGCGCGAACAGGCGCGGAAGAAGGCGGAGCGCCGCGCGCTGGCGGGATGTCTCGCCGTCATTCTTATAGTCGGCTCAGGACTTTTCCTTTACGGATTTCAGCGTAATCCGACTTCGGACGGCGCAAACGCGAAGCCCGCGCTTTCGCCGCCAGCTTACATCGCGGCGCCGGCGCTCGGCCCGGTTTCCATCGACGCGACCGAACCGGATGTTCCGAACTATGCGTCGAAGGAGCGCGGCGGCGCCGAACGATCGAGCGGTCCGGTATCGGTTAAAGGCTACTTCCGCAAGGACGGCACATACGTGGATGCGCACACGCGGCGCCGCCCCGGGAAATAGCGCGCCGCCTGTCAGCAGAGTTTGTCCCACGGACCGCACGTTTCGAGCCATTTCTCGTGCGCGGACGTCGCCGACGGCGGCTCGATATCAATTACGTCCCGTAGCTCGAATCTGGTCTTCAACGTGCAGTCGCGCACATAGAATTCGGTCGTCCGATCGATCCGGCGCGCGCCCTTTGGCCCGCGATACACGGTCGGCGCGAGCAGCCGGAACCCGACCTCGGAAAGCTCCGTGTCGGAAAAAAGCGTCGTGTGACGCTGCGCGAGGATGACGGCCGAGGGCGATGCGAACAATCGACAAAAAGAATCCATCACCGCCAGCCGCCAGTCGACGAAATCCGGATGGAGAGCAAACCGGTAAAGGTACACGATCTGGTCGCCGCCGGCGGTGAACTCGTCGTCGCGGAAACATCCATGCTCGTCGAGAACCGCCGCGTAGGCTGCCTCGAGGCCTGAGCTATCGGCATCGGCGACGTCCCACGGGTCGTCGCCGAGCTCGTCGATCTCTCCCGGCCGGAGCTCGTCCGCCAGGATCCTCCCCACCGTAAACTCTTCGCGCGCGCCGGGCTCAGGATCATCAACGATCGCATGTACGTCGACCCTCCAGGGAATCGTCGCCTGCGCACTGTCGTACCGCGTAATGTTGAACTCGTGATGCGCGGATAACCACATGTCCTGCTCCCTTTCGTAGCCCTTGGCGCCACGCCGCAAGCATAGCACGCGACCCGACCCCGCGGGAAATCGTGTTGACTCTCTGGCGCCGCGCGGTAGACTCACGCCCGAATTCGTTGAGTGCGCGGGCTTCGGCCCGCGCGAAATTGGCGGTGAGTCTCTGATCGGCCCTAGCGGGGAGCGTGCTTTCTTTTTTGCGACTGCGAGTCCGCTCCTCTTTTTCGCTCGGCGCGTCCCGATTCAATGCGGGGCAGCGGCCGCGCGGCTCTTAGGCTGACCGGCGCCCACCGAAATCGCGTTTCTCTTTTGAACGTTTTCGGTTGTTGGTCAGCAGCTGCCATTTACCCGCCAATTTCTGGCGGCAGAGAGCTGCAGGTTTTCTGTCCCGCATTGATCGGGCTCATCGCGCGCGCCCCAGGCGCGCCGGCCCTGCGCTGAATCGTCGCCGCGCCTGCCACGTGGATCGCTGTCGCGCGCCGCACGATTTCGGACGCTCAGGACTGGCGCGCCGGCGGGCGCGCGCGGGCCAGGGTAAAGGCCGCTATTGCGCCACGGTGTAGGTGCTCGAGCCAATCGCTCGTATTCACCCGCACCTGGAGCCAGCACATGACGACGCGACAAATCACGACGGGCGCGGAGGCGCCAGCGCTATGCGAGCAGCCGTTTCGTGTCTTCAATCCGGAATCCGCGCCGGGCGATCCGCGCGACTCGTTGGGCCTTTCGCCGGCGATGACCCTTGCGGAATTCTTTGCGCGATTCGTCAAGGCGGTCTGGTTCCGGGAGCGCGGCGCGAGCCGTTCCACGATCGCCGAGTATCAGCAATCGATCGACTACTGGGTCGCTTTCACGGCCGATCCGCGGCTGATCGACGTCGACGACAAGCACACCAGCGACTTCGTGGTGGCGCTGCAAACGCTGCCGGGAATGAAATCGGAAACGACTCTCTCGCCGCATACGGTGGCGAAGCACTGCCGGCACGTGCAGACCTGCCTGTCGCTGGCCGGACCGCGCGGTCCGCGCAACAAAAAAGCCCAGCGATTGCTCGTCGAGGTCCCCTACCTCGATCCTCCCGAGGCGATCGCGGAAGAGGTCGAAGACAATTTTACATTGGCCGAGATCGAGGCCTTGCTGAAGGCCGGGCAGGCGATGAACCTGCCGCGCAAGCTGCCGGTGGCGCATGCGATCTGGTGGCCGTCGCTGTTGCTGGCTTGCTACAACGTGGCCGAGCGGCGGGGCGGAATGTTGCGCGTCACCTGGGCCGGCCTGTTGCTCGACCGTCCGGAGAAATATCCGCACGGCCGCTTGCGCTTCGGGCGTTCGATTCGCAAGGGAAAGAAGCGTTCGCAGACGGTCCCGCTCAACGAGATCTCGCGCGCGGCGATCGAGATCATGCGCACGGGGCGCGAGCGGGCCATCGAGCTCAATCCCGGGTTGCCGATCTGGGGCTGGCCCTCCGGGCGCGCCGATCGCGAATGGGGGAGCTGGTCGAATTTCCACAAGCTGTTTCGGGAATCGCTCCTGCCGGCGGCAGGCATTCCTCCCGAGCGCCGCTTCGGCCTGCACGGCCTGCGCAAGGCGGCAGCCACGGAAATGGCGGAGGTATCGCTGCTCGCCTCGCAGTTCCTGTTGGGCCACCAGAACGCGGCCACCACGATGCGCAGCTATGTCGGACGACAGCAGCTCAATTCGGGTGTGCAGCAATTGAAACAACCCTCGGGCGCCGCGGCGGCGCTCGATTCGCAACAGCGACGGCTCTTCGATTGACGCCAGCAGGAAGGAGTCCGGCCGATGGCAAGTTCTAAATCAACGGCGCCGGCGTGCGACCCGCGCGACCGCCGCTTGGACGATGCCCGCACCTGGCTGGAGGCCAGCCTGGTGGGCGTTCTCGAGGGAGCGATCGTCGACGCCGAGTTCCGCGGCCTGCGGTTGCGCGAGCGGACGTTCGACCGGCTCGATCGGTTGGCCAACCATATCGCGCGAGTCGTCCTGGCCCCGAGCGCGAACGGAAAAGGGGAATAGGAAAGTGGGATACCGCGAACGCGACCAGGTGGTGACCACGATCATCTGCGGCATGGCCCTGGAGGCCGGCATGTCGCTGTTGGCCATGCTGGTGGCCGACGTGCGCCGCGGCTGGTTGTCGGCGCCGCCGCCGGCCAGGAAAAGCACCGCTTCATTTCCGGGGAAATAACGCATGGGAATCCTACGCAAGGCGGCCGACGCGGCCCCCAGGCATGTGATCAAGCAGATCCAGAAGCTGACCGTGGGCCCGCGCCCGGAGCATGGTCCGCCGGCCCTGATGCTGTCGGTGCACCTGACCGAGCTCGAGCGGTGGGACTTCGATATCGAATCGGCCGAGCAATGCGACAAGATCGTCCGCAACATCCTGCGCGTGAAGCGTCGCATCTGGGGGCGCGCGCGCGCAGCCAGCCTTCGCGTCGCCGACGGCACCCAAGGAGGGCCGCCCAAATGAGGCTGCGAACGTTTTGCCACCACGGAGACGCGGAGGCACCGAGAAACCCCCAGAAAGGAGTCAGCCCGTCTGCTCAGCGCCTCCGTGCCTCTGTGCCTCTGTGGTCTGCGGTCTGTTGGGATTTCCTAGCGCTTCAAATGTCCGAGTGCGCGCAGTCGGCCGGCGCCGCCAGGTTCCTGCCCCACCTGGCGAACGTTGCCATTTGTTTGCCGACTGCGCGCGCTCGTTCGTTTGCGGCTGGCCACCACGGAGACGCGGAGGCACCGAGAAACCCCCAGAAAGGAGTCAGTCCGTCTGCTCAGTGCCTCCCCGCCCCTGTGGTGGCGCGCCCCGCGGCGCGCTTTTCTGTTTCGTCCCTTTCGGAAAAGGAGTCCGATTGTGCTTTTGAAAACTGCGAAAGTATTTCTGTTCTTGATCATCGCGGCCGTCGCGGCCGCGAGCACCACGCCGGCGCTGGCCCGCTGCCCGCGCCAGGGCTGCGGCAAGCGAGAGCACGCCAAGCTCGCTTGCCTGATGCGGCCCTTGCATTGCCTGCGCGAAGCGCGGAAGGCCAAGCATGGTCGCTGCGGGCCGGGCGAGATGGCCAGCACCGCGCCGGCCGCGGCGCCGGTCGACGCGCCGATCGACGATGCGGCTCTGTGACAAATTGCCTAGCGGGCGGCGGGAAGGCCTCCTACCGGTTTGGGCCGCGCGAAGATCGTTTCTCCGCACCCGCCGCCGCTTTTTTTCTAACGCTGTTCACCACGGAGGCACAGAGACACGGAGCCCTTGAATCGGCGGGGTTGGATGAGCCCGCACAATTTGGGAAACGCCGGGGAGTCGATAACGCCTCTGCAATAGCACACCTGTCGTCGCGGCGAACGCAGCGGGGAAAAATCCCCCGTAAGCACAGCCAGAGCTGGGCGAAGCACGCAATCGACTTTGATCCGCCAAATTGGCCGCCTGCGCGATCAGGCGGAGCAGGTTCGATTCCTGCATTTGCTCCGTGCCTCCGCGTCTCCGTGGTTCCATTTCTTCTTTAACAAGGACGTTCCCATGCTCGTTCTCGCGCGAAAGCAACGACAGAAGGTGCGGTTGATCATCGGCCGCACGGTGGTGGAAATGACGGTACTGCGCTTTGACGGCCAGACGTTGCGACTAGGCTTCGAGGCGCCGGCCAACGTGAAGATCCTGCGCTCGGAATTGACTGACCGCGCCGCCTGACCATCGCTCCAAGGAAGGACTGATCCATGGGGTTTCCCGAACGCGCGCCTTCCGCGCGCGACAAAACCTGGGAGCTATTGAGACGCTGGCCCGGTCTCCGCGGCGAGGCGAAGATCGCGGCCAAGTTCCTGTGGGAATCGCTGGCCTACGGCCAGGAGGCCCTGCTCGACGTCGTGCCGGCCGACGTGGCCGCCGACCAGGGAACCAGTGGCACAAGCGGCGTCCGCTGCCTGCGGGCGCTCGACAAGGCGGGATTGATCGACGTTCTAAAATGCGGCGTGGGCCGCTGGACGGTGCGGGTCAAGGACCCGGCCGTCGTCGCGCGTGCCTGCAAAATCGAGATCGACGGCCAAGGCTCCCTGTTTGACGATGATCAAACCGGTGCGGCTGATGAGCAAGATCACGACCAGCGGCACGCGCCGGGCACGGACGCCCATCCTTTCGGCGCACCGGGGGGCGGCCCGCAAGCAGCGGGCGCGCCCTCCGCGCCGAATACTTTGGCCCACGGCCCACCGCCCGGAAGCGTGACGCTTCCGTTACGGATCCGTGACGGATGCGTTACGGATCCGCCGCGGCCGCCGCTCGCGCAATCGCGCCCGCGTACGCGCGAAGACCTAGACCTTGAAGGTATTTCTACAAGAGACCTTGTCTTAGACCTTGCGCCCGACCTTGCGCCAAAACTCGACCTCGACGCGCACCAGGCGGCGCGCGCCGGCCGCGGATCCGTAACGGATGCGTGCTCGATCGGCGCGGCGCTGGCCGACTACGCGCCCCCCTCGGCCGACCAGGCCGTGCGCATGCTAGGGGAGCTGGCGGCCTCGATCGAGCGGCGCGTGGCCGACCCGCTGTTGCATAACGGGCCCATCCTCCGCGTGGCCAACGCGGTCTATAGCGGCACGCCGGCGGTGCGGGCCAAGGTGCAACGGATCCTCGAGGAGCTCGACGCGCATCGCCGTGCGGGGACGCTTGCCCATCCAGAGGCACCGCGGCGGTTTTTCATCGGCGCCTGCAAAACCGGATTGCACGAGCTCAACGTGCGCTGGCTCGAGTGCCTGCCGGATCCGGCGATCGGCCGCGCTGTCGAAGCGCGCTATCTGCCGCGGAGGGCGCCGTGATGACGTTTTGCAAAGCGCCCTTCTGCGTTAACCAGGTCGATGAAGTTAAGTTATTCTGCGCGCAGTGCTGGCAGCGCGTGCCCGGCTGGCTCAAGGACGAGATCGTCGACGCGGTCACCGACGGCGACGTCGACCTGGTGGCACTTCTGCTGCGCGAGGCCGAGCGGCGGTTGGGGCTGGCCGCGCGGCTGGCGTCGCTGCGAGCAGGCCTGGTCGGGCAACCGGAGGAAATATGACGGTCCTGCTTTTCGAAAGACGGTTCTGGCAGCCCGTGGTATCGGGCGAGAAGGTGCATTCGATCCGCCGCACGCGCAAACGCCCGATCGTTCCGGGCGAATCCCTCAGCCTCCGCGCCTGGGAAGGGCGCCCCTATCGCTCGCGGATGCGCGTTTTATGCGAGGAGACTTGCATCGCGGTCCGCGAATGTTGGATCGACAGGAGCGGCATCGTCATCGATCAGCAGCGCTTCGGCGAGCCGGACGAGCTCGACGCGTTTGCCAGGAGCGACGGGTTCGCGAGCTGGGAGCACATGAAATTGTATCGGGACTTTTTCTACCGCCTGCCATTCGCGGGCGACCTCATCCAATGGGGCGCGCACCCGCTGCTCGCGCACCTGGCAATCCACCTGCCCGCGAAACCCTTTCGAGGGAGAAGGCCATGAGCGCGCGCCCGAAACGGAACGTGCGCAAGCGGCACATCGACGCGGCGGTCCCTGCGGATCTTTACCAGCGCACGCGCCTCATCGCCGCGCGCCATCACCAGACGCCGGGCGAGCTCGTGGCCGACCTTATCGACAAGCACATTCCCGAGCAGGTGTGCCGCGTTTGCGGCTGCAGCCACTGGGATCCGTGCATCGACTCCGAGACCGAGGAGTCGTGCGCGTGGGCTCCTCCGGCGTTTGATATTTGCACCGTGTGCGCGAAAGCGCAGCGGGGCGCCCGCGGTTCCTCTCTTTGAAAGGAGATCGACGTGATTGGCTTCGACAAACTGGCGCAGAAGGCGGCGCGGCGGAACGGGAATGGCAACGGCCATCATCCCGGGCTCAGCGATCGCAAGCTGGTGGCGGGAGATCCCGACGCCTACGACAATCGGGCTCGCGGCGAAGGAGAAGAGGATTTACCACGGAGGCCACGGAGCGCACGGAGCGGAAAGAAAAATGGGACCAATGGCGCCGCGCATCCCTCTTCCCCCGTGTCCGCCGTGCCCTCCGTGGTTAATTCTTCCGCCTCTTTGGTTAATTCTCAGTCCTCAGCGGTTAATTCTACGGATGCTGAGATGCGGCAGATCAAGATCTCGCTGATCAGCCCGTCGCCGGCCAACGCTCGCAAAACGTTCGACCAGGCAAAGCTCGAGGAGCTGGCCGCGTCGATTCGCGCGCATGGGATCCTACAGCCCGTCTCCGTGCGGAGCCGCGGCGACGGCTATGAGCTGGTCGCCGGCGAGCGGCGCTTTCGCGCGGCCAAGCTGGCCGGCTTTACCGCGCTGCCGTGCCTGCTGCTCGAGGTCGACGACCGTCAGGCCCACGAGCTGGGGCTCGTCGAGAACCTGCAACGCGAGGATCTCAATGCGCTCGAGGAGGCGCAGGGCTTCGAGGCCCTGCTCAAACTGCGCGGCTGCACGCAGCAGGAGCTGGCCGACTCGCTGGGCTGCTCGCAGGCCAAGATCGGGAACGCCTTGCGATTATTAAAACTGCCGGCCAAGCCGTGGCGGCAATGGCTCATTTCCGGGGAAATAACGGAACGGCACGCGCGAGAGATCGTCCGCGCCGTCGAGGCGCCCAAGGCGCTCGCCGACCTGGCGGCGGATATCAAGGACCAGCTGAACCCCCATCATTGGCGGCGCGGCCTCTCGTCGGCCGAGCAGCTGGCCGAGGACGTCGACCAGGCACTCGAGCAAACGACGTATCCGGTCGAAGGGACCTTGTGGAGCAACAAGGCGCACAAGGACATTCCGTTGCCGGCGTTCACGCCCGAGCAGCTCGAGCGGCTGGCCGTAGTCACGGTGGGGAGGGGGGGCAAACAGGAAAAGCGCGCCACCAACGCGAACCTGTTCGAGGAGATCTGGGACGCGCACGTCGAATCGTACGCCGCGCGGAAGGCCAAACGGGAGGACGTCCGCGACAAGAAACATTCCGCTGGGACCAAAAAGCTTTCGCCGGCCGAGGCCAAGAAAGCGGCTGCGACAAAGGCCCGGCAATTCCGCGACCGGCTCGATCGCTGGCGCACCGACTGGATCCGCTGGCTGTGCGGCGAGCGCGTCACGCGCGGCGATATCCATGTCGATTATGCGTGTGAGCGGTTGATCCTCCTGCTGGCGAGCGGGATTGTGCACGCCGGCACGATGGATTCGCTACGTCGCGACGCCTTGCGAGGCGCACTGCTTGCGGGTCCGAAGCCCGCGCACGGCGCCAAGGCGCTTTACGGCGCACTGGGCGATACGCCAGACCAGTTCGTCGGCCAGGTCGGCCTGTCATTCGTGCGGCGACTGCTGGTGACCGGCTGGGCGCAGGCCGAGCGGTGCACGAACCGCCCCGACGCCGTGCCGCTGCTGCCTCCCGACGTCGTCGAGATGTTCGCCCGCGAGCTGTCGATCGACGTCGCCGCGGCCTGGAAGGGGCAGCATCCCAGCAAGGACCGGCCGCCTGGCGACGAAAACGGCAAGCGCCAGGCGTTCGCCGGCCCGCTCACCGAGGAGTATTTTCGTATTCACACGGGCGAGCAGCTGGCCGTGTTAGCCCGCGGCTGGGGCGTGTACGTCAAAGACGGGGAGCCGAAAAGCGGATTAGTAAAACGTCTTCTGGCCCAGCAAAAAGTTCTGCCGCTGCCCGCGGAGGTCAAGCCGGTCAAGGCGGCCCGCGCCAAGCCGGCGAAGAAAAGTCGGGCGAAGGCCATGAAGGATCAACCACGGAGACGCGGAGACGCGGAGAAAGGTACGGTGTCGAGATGAGCGATGAGCTCTGCGCGCGGCGATTGAACGAGGCGCTGCGAAACCACCCCGGCGTGGATCTGCAGCTCGACGCGAAAGCGGCCGTGATCGTCATGTCGCAATTGCAACTGGCGTTGCGTCATCCGGGCAACTGCGGCACGAGCTCGCTCATCGCGCGCGCCGTGGCCGACAATTTAATCCAGCTATTGGCGATGGGAGACGCCGAGGTCGAGCGACTGCTACGGCTCGGCGACAACCCTCACTTTGACCGCCCGGTGCCGAACGCATCGCGCAACTGAACGTTTTTTACCACGGAGACACGGAGTGATGAGCAGGCGCGGGGGAAGTTGTCCGCAGTGCGCGCGGTGCCGTATGCCGCTTTATTATTTGACGTCATCGCGGCGGCTGGTCTGCGAGCGGGGGCACGCGCCGTTCGTCGAGGATCGTGAGGACGCCGAGGCCGTGTTCGCGGCCTTGTGCCGCGAGGTGGTACGCGTCGGGAACGTGATCGATCAATCGCGCGTGAAGCTTTCTAAGCGTCCTTGGGAGCGGCGCTCGGCCGTCGTCGAATGGCGGCACGCCTACGCCGCGGCCCGCGGCGAATTTCTCAATAGCGTCGATCTGCAAGGGAGCAAGCGATGAACACGGCGCCGCAATTCAAACGCTTCGGTCTGGCGCTGGCCGTATGGTGGAGCGTTGTCGTGCTCGTGGCGCTAGTGCTTTCCGGCTGGCGCCTTGCGCATCCGTCCTACTCGAGCCCGGCGATCTGCACCAATTGCGACCGGGGCGCCGTGAAAATACCGAAGGGCACGGCGCGGACCGATTTCGAATTCAAGGGTGCCACGTGCGCGAGCTGCGGCTGCCGCGTCCGAGGCCCGTCCGCGTTTCGTTAGACTATTGGGCTAGTGAACTTTTGAACGAAGGGAGGCGAGACGTGGCTCTTGTGACGTGCGATAAGTACATCAAAGCCGCAGAGCGGTACTTCGAGGCGGTTGGTGAGTCGAGGGATGCCGAGGATCGCAGGCGCAGGGCGGATGCCGACTATGCGCAGGCCCGCAAAAGGATTGATACGCTTACCGACGAGCTGGCGAACTGCGTCGGACTAAATCGGCCGGTGATGGTGTTCCTGGTGAAAGGCAAATACGTCGTCGTCAGCAGGCGATGCGTTGATGGCCATGACGCCTTGCCCGAGATCAATATTGCAGATCAGCCGTAGAGTCTATTGGGCTAGTGAACTTGGAGGGGATGATGGCTGAAAAGATCACTGCCGAGAACATTCTCGACAAACTTAAGTTGCACCCGTTCACCGAGACACCGGCTGTATGCTTGGTGGCTCACCAGGAAATTAAACGACTCCGTGACGAGCTAGAACACGAAGTGCATCGTGGCATTGCGCTGCGTAGGATGGTCGAGCAAGGATCTTCTGAGGAACGGTCTATGGTCGTCAGGCTGCGTGGCTTGCTCGTGCAAGCATTGCCGCATGTTGTCCCATTGGTCCACCGACTCGACGGCAGCGCACAACCGAACGAACTGGTCCAGCAAATAACGCAAGCCGTGAATGACGCAAAAGACTTAGTGACAGTCCCCTAGCCTGCTTAGGTAGGTGACCGCGGGCGCTCCGTGCCTCCGCGTCTCCGTGGTGCGCGTTCACTTCTTCCGCGCCCGGCCGGGCGCATACTCCAGCGGCACGATTTGCGGCGAGCGCGGGTTGTGGCCGCAGCGGTCGCACTTCAGATAGCGGACGCGCACGTCCTTCAAGCGATCGACGTGCGAGGACGTACAGCGAAACAGTCCCCGGCACCGGCCGCGGCCACGCTTCCGCCCGCACGTTTCCCCCAGTCTGGCCATCAGGGGTAATGCTACACGGGGCGCCGCGCGCGAATGAAGGCGAAAACGGCCGTGCGCGGATACCTATTTCCCGGGAAATAACCGCGGCCCGGCCGAAAGTTGCCAGGGCTGGCAACCACGGCGCGCGGAATCAGCCGGGCCGTCGACTATCACAGACCCCGATGGCCGCGGCCTTCCGAGCGAGGGACAGGGAACAGGCTTATTCCACCGTCCATCCGTGGCGAGCGCTGATTCGCTACGGGAATGGTAGGTGGCCTTTTGTTATTCCCCTCATGGTGATCGCGAGATCGCCGCACGCGGGAATAGCAAAACTTCCCGCGACTCTCTCGTCGCGATTGCGACCGCGACCCCGACAGCGCAGGGCGCACCACACGCCCACGTCGCCAGCCCCCCATGCCTAAACCGGAGGTCGTGGCCATCGCTCCGCTTCGACGCGATCGCTGGGCCAGCGACCTGGTTGCGGCCGCGGGCATCGATCCGCAGCAGGTGCGCAGCACCCAAGCGGACGCCGCGGCGGCCGTCGCCGAGGTGCGCCGTGTGGTGTTCGCGATTGGCAGCTTTTTTCCGACCGCAACTCACGCTCACGAAGGAGCCCACGCCATGTCCAAGACCGACCGCCTGATCGGCAACCGTCATCCCCGCGCCGCCCTCAGCGCCGTCACCACGCGCCTGGCCGTCCGCGCCGCGGTCAACAGCGGCAAGTTCACCGGCGACCAATTGGCCGCGTTGAATGAGGCCCTACAGGACGACGACGTGTTGAGCGTGCTCTCCGAACAAGCTTCGCAGGCCGGCCTCGCCGACCCGACCGATCCGACCACTCCCGCGCCCAAGCGCGACTGGGCTGGCTTCTTCGCCGCCTTCGGCGATTTTCTGGTCAAGGTCATGCCCGTGATTTTGCACCTGATTCAACAGCTGGGCGGCATGACCGGCACGACGGCCGTCGCCAAGGCCTCGGAGCACGCCTCTTCCAGCTCCTCGTCTAGTTCGTCGAGCATGGTCCTCCGTTCGAGCGAGCTGGACCTGATCCGCCAGATCAGGAGCATGCACCCCGACCACCAAGCGCGGTTCGCCAAGATCGGCGACGGCTCGATCGCCAAGGGGATCGGCAACCTGATCCAGGTGCTTTCGGCCAACGGGCCGGCGCTGGCTTCGATCTTGAAAGTGCTGTTGCCACTGGCGACCGGCGCCTAGTCGGCCGGCCGCTTTTCGCTCGCGACTCTTCGATCGGGTACGAACCACCAGCAAGGAGCTGCGCCGTGATCACTGTGGCAATTGTCAACACGTCGTCGGTCGTCGCCGACGCCGATCTGGCTCTGATCGTGGCGGCCCTGCAGGTGCAGGTCACGCGCGACTTTGCGCCCATCTATGGCTACGACGCGCACCTGCTCGCCGTGAGCAAGGGGGGCGCCGTGCCGGCCGGTGCGTGGACGCTCGACATCGCGGACAACGCCGACGAGCCGGGTGCGCTGGGCTACCACCAGACCACGCTCGGCCTGCCGTGGGGCATCGTCGGCGCGAAGGACGATCTTTCGGCAGGCGGCAGTCTGTCGGTCACGATCAGCCACGAGCTCTTGGAGATGCTGGCCGACGCCTATGTGACCAGCGTGGCCCTGATCGACACGCCGATCGGCGGTTTCCGCGGCGGCATGATGGCCGTCATCGCCTACGAGGTGTGCGACGCGGTGGAGGCTGACAACCTCGGTTACACCGTGCTGGTGCAGGACGGCGCGGGCAACAGCCATTCGGTCGTGGTCTCCGATTTCGTGCTCCCCTGGTGGTTCGGCGGCGACGTGCCGGCGAGCTCGGCAGGGAAGTACTCCTTTACCGGCGCCTGCACCGTTCCGTTCGGCATCGACCGCGCCGGCGTGCACGGCCTGCTGCCTGGCGGCTACATCGGCATTATGCAGGTGCGGGCCTCGGGGGGCTGGTCGACCGTCAACGCACGGCACCAGGATCGCGCGAGCGAATTGGCCGAGCGCCTCGACGAGCTTTTGCCGGGCCACACCGCTCATATCCTTTTGCACGGCGGCGTGACGCAGGACCGCCAAGCGATCCCGCGGGCCAGCCGGCGGGCGAGGATCCTCAAACAGCTGGCCGGCTAGACGCATTCACGCTCCAGACCGGCGCCCAACGGAAGCCGAATACCGACGTCCCCAAAAACGGGAAAAGCAAAAAGTGATCTGTGATCGGTTTGGTGCTGAGCTGCACGCGGGAGACGCGGTTGCGGTGCGCGCCGAGATCATGGGGGTCGCCAGCGAGGCGGACGCTTATCTCGATCTGCGATTGACGATGCCTCCGGGCACGGCGCTCGCGCAGCGACTGTCGCTGTACGCCAACCAGGTGGAAAAGATTCTGCCCGGCCACTGCCGGCTGGGCGCGGTGACCGAGAAGCCGCTGTTCATGAGCGCCCATCAGCGCAGCCCGCACTGGCGCAGCGTGCGCGAGGCGTTCCTGCGTGACCATCCGGAGTGCGCAGCGTGCGGCGGCACGGCCGACCTCGAGGTGCACCATCGACGGCCGTTTCATATCGAGCCGACCTGGGAGCTGCTCCCGGCCAACCTGATCACGCTCTGCGAGACGCCGAGCCGGCACTGCCATTTCTACGTCGGGCACCTGCTCGACTGGCACGCCTTCAACGTGCACATCGCGGGAGACGCGGAATTCTGGCGCAAGCGGATCCGCGAGCGGAAGTACGAACAGAAGACGCACCACGGAGGCACGGAGGCACCGAGTTAAAAAACGCGCGCAAAACTTTCCGTTTGCTATTTCGCATCGTCACTTTTTCCCAGTGTCTCCGTGACTCTGTGCCTCCGTGGTGAACCATGCTCGTCCTTAGTCGCAAACGTGATGAATCGATCGTGATCGGCGACTCGATCGTCATCACCGTGGTCGAGGTGCGCGGCGACAAGGTGCGGCTGGGGATCTCGGCGCCGAAGGACGTGCCCGTCCATCGCCTCGAGGTCTACCAGGCCATCCAGCGCGAGAATCTGCGCACGGGCGACTCCGCGGCCGCGGCGGCCAATAGCGCGCAGGAGGTGCGGCCATGATCAGCACGCTCGAGCATCTGCTGCAGATCGCCTTCTTCCTTTCGCTCGTGGCCGTTGTGCGGGCCTCGCGTCGCCCACGGCAGCCGCTTCATCCCAAGGCCCTGAAGCTAGCCCAGCACGCCCAGGCATCGCGCCTGCGGCCCGTGGTGGCGCGTATGATCATCGATCTGCACGTGGCCGAGGGCGTGATCATGGGCGCGAAGGCGCTGCGCGGCGCCACGTCGTTAGTTTCGGCGGCGTTCGCTAGCCTATTTTGCCTGGCTTGCGCGTTTGAAATTGCCCTGCCAGCAAGCCACGCAAGCGCCGACGACGTCGCGGTGACCGTCAGCGCCGAGGCGGCCCGGGTGCGGCTGGGGTACGAGATCTACTTCGACGCCGGCGTGCTGTCGCTCGAAGGGACGATGAGCTGCGCGAGCTGCCACAAGCCCGATCCCAAGTTCGGTTATTCGGACGGCCTGCGGGTGGCCATCGGCCAGCGCGGTGCCGCCGGCTCGGGCCTGGGCCTGCTGGGCGTGCGCAACGTGCCGTCGCTCGTGAACGTCGGCGACAAATATGGGCACGCCTGCAATGCGGACGGCCGGGCCGGCCTCGGTAACGCCTGCCTACAGGCCGTGGCCGACCCGTTGGTGCTCGGCATGCCGAGCGTTGCGGCGGCGGTCGACCGGGCGAACACGCGGGAGCGATACCGGCAGCTGTCGCGCATTGCCTTCGGACACGAGACTCTGTCCGAAAAGGAATTTCGCGCCTGCGTAGTGGCGTTCCTCAAGACGCTCCGCTCCGACGACCTCCCGGCCGACCGTCTCGCCAAAGGACTTCCCACGGCGCTGCCGCCCGCACCGCTGCGCGGCTGGAAGATTTTCCAAACGCATTGCGTGAGCTGCCACCAACCTGAAAACGGTTGGCGCGACTTTAAGTATCACAACGTGGGCATCGCCAGCCGCTCGCGCTCGAGCGATCGCGGCCGCGGTGCCGTGACGAACGTCGCGTCGGACGATTTTTGTTTTGCAACTCCCTCATTGGCAGAGTGCGCGAAGAGCCCCCCCTACATGCACGACGGCTCGCTCAAGACGCTGGCCGACGTCGTGGCGTTCTTTGGCGCCGGGGGCCGCTACATCGTGAACGGCCGCGTGTTGCGCGATCCGGATATCGACCCCGAGGTCGCGGCGATCGAGCTAGGCGCGGCCCAGCAGGCCGACCTGGTGTCGTTCCTCGAGCTGGGATTTCAGGGCGCGGGATATCCCTACCGGGAAAATCCGCATCTATCCCCGCTTTCACCGACTACCGAACGGGGCGCGGCAAACAGGAGTGCCAAGCGATGACGAAGATGGAGCACAAGGGGCGATCGCGCATCGTGCGCCGCCTGTTCGCGGCGCCGGCCGTGGTGATGCTGGGGCTGACGCTCGTGAGCGCGCATTATCCGGTCGACGCGGCCGATGGGCCGCTCGGCGAAGTGCAAAACGTCGCCTTATCGCCGGCCGACGCCGAAAATGGTGCCCCATCACCGGGCAAGTCCTGGGCGCTAGCAGACGCTAAAGAGAACCAATCAAAGAGCGCGCCGGCCGAACCGCCAATCGTTCGCATAAAGGTTCCCACGAGCGTCGAGGTGCACAACCTGGTGCATGTCGAGCTCGAGAAGAGCGGCGGCCCGATCCGCGAGCTCGACATCGTGATCGAGCCCGACGTGCCCAGCGAGAACATGGCGCAGGATCCGACGGACCCGAACAAGTTCGCCTTCGTCGGGGCGCCCAAGATTTACACGATCCGCGTGCTGGCGACGGGCGCGGAAAAAGGCTATTGCCAGTGCGAAGCACGCGTCGCGATCCGCGATCCGCGGCCGCAGCCCGCGCCAGCCGAGACCGCGGCGGCGCCTTCGAAGCCCGAGGACCTGCTGCGCAAATGGGCGCTCGACGTGCCGAGTCGCAATCGCGAGGTCGAGGTGCTGGAAATCGCCAAGGCCGCCCGCGAGGCGGCCCGCGAAGTGCGCGCCGGCCGCGTGCAGCCGGCCAAGGCCGCCGAGGAGTGGGCGGCGGATGCTTATCTGCGTCTCGGATCGGCGCTCAAGCCGTGGAACCAAAGCGCGGGGACGCCGTCGTTCTTCGCGCACGTAAATGATTTGTTTGCCGACAACGCCACGTTGTCGGGCGCCGACCAGGCCAGCTTGCTCGAGAGCCTGGCGGCCATCTTGGAGGGCAAATAGCGCGCGTGCGCTATGCCAGTATTTCCTTTGTGACGGGAGAGAATCATGCGTTCATTTCTGTTGGCGGTAGTGGCGATCGTGGGCGTGGCTCTGATCGCCGGCGAGTCGCAGGCCCGCGTCTTCGGTAACCGCGGCAACATGGTCTGCAACAACAACCAGGCCGCCGGCCCGGTGAAGGCCAAGCAGGTCGACCTGTCGCAGACCGTCGCCCCGCGCGTGCTGCAGGCTGCGCCCGAGGCGGCGCCGCAGATCGTGCTCGCTCCGAAGTCGAAGAGCGGCGTCGATCTGGCTTCGCTGGCCCGCTTGAACGAGCGCACCACGGTCGAAGGCGCCGAGCTCGTCGCCAGTAAATAGTTTTCCTGTTCCCGCGTTGCGCGGAGCGGGTTATCCGCTTCCGATGGGCGCGGGCGATAGGACGCGGACTGCGGGCAGGCCCGCGGCGGTCGGTTCAATTCCGGCCGGTCCGCTTCGACTGTTTTTGTCGTTACAAAAACGGCGAGACGTTTCAGCAACTCGAGCCCCGAGGTGATGTGATGAAGTTTGTATTGATTGTCTTCGCAATTCTCGCGCTGGCCGGCAGCGGCCGCGCCTATGCGGGCAGCTGCTCCTGCTCGGGCGGCGCGCCGACCGCGCAATTGCAAGGCGCAGCCGGCACGCACGTGGAGCGCAGCTCGAGCGTGCACGTCGAGCATCACCGCTCGGGCGGCCGCGCCGCGACGATCCGCGCGAACATGGCGGCCGATCGCGCCGCACGCCAGGCCAAGCGCAGCGCCAAGCTCGACGCGAACGCGGCTCGACTCGCCAGTGCGGCCAGCACTAAGCGAACCGTGACGCGCACGACTGAGTTCCACACGGCAGCGGTCAACGATTGCCCGCAGCCCGTGCCGCCGCCCCTTCCGCAAGCGCAACGCGCACCGTGTGCGGACATTGTGCCCAAGCCATGCCTCGACTAGAGCGAGCGCATTGACGTACGGCGGTCTACCGGCAGGAGCACGCGATGGGTTTGTGGTTTTGGAAAAAAAGGCCGATGGATTTGCCGGAGGTGATTGCGCGCAGCGCGGCCGACCTCGCGTTTCGGCGCTTCCTCGCGGCGGCGCAAGCGCAGGCCCCCGCGATCACCGTCGACCTGAGCGCGGCGCTCGTGGCCAAGTTCAACGACCCGGCCTATCGCGTGCCCGCATCGGAGCGCTGGATCCCTGCCGTCCAGCAAGTGCTGGAAAACCAGAAGCAGCAGAGCCAGGCGATCGCGGAATTAGGCGCCGACCTACAAAAAGTGCTCGCTGCCGTGGCGGCGTTGCAAGAGCTGTTGCCCAAGAAACCAGGCCCCGCAGTGCGCGGGGCGATCTCTTTTCACTTGGAGGGTCCCATGCCTCAGATGAAGTTCGCCTTCCCCGATAACAAGACGGCTGTCGGCACGCTCGACCTGGCCGACGCCTTGAACGTGCAAGGCGCCTCGGTCGATGCGCCGCCGACCTGGTCGGCCGACCAGCCGTTTGTGACGCTCACGCCGGCAGCCGACGGCTTGTCGTGCACGTTCGCCGTCGATCCCACGCAGAATCCGGTCGCCGGCGACATCAACGTCACGGTGGCAGCGACCGCGGCTGGCAATGCCGTGGACGTCGACCCGGGCGTGCTCACGCTCCAGGCCGGCCCGGCCACCACGGGCGAGATCGTCTTCGCCACCGAGTAGCGCCGCAAACTTCCTCACGAGGGAAGCCTGTAGATCTCGGCCGGTGGTCGGGTAATCCCGCCGGCCGAGATTTTATTTCCGCGGAAATGACCACGCGCCCCGGGGCGGCGCCCAACGGAAGCCGAAAGCGAGCCATCGCGATGACGGGAACAGCAAAACGTCCGGGGAAGCAGGCGGCGCTGGAGGCCGCGGGCGCCTGGATTGCGCTCGAGGCGCGGCGCGTCGAGGCCAAGCGGGCAGTCGATGCCATCGAGCGCGAGCAAAAGCTGCACCTGCAGGTATGCGCGGAACGACTGGGAGAAGAGGAGAGCGAAAAGCTGTCGGCCAAGATTTCGCTAGCGCTCAAATGGGGCAGCCCACGCGTGGAGTGGAAGGACGAAGTGATCCGCCTGCAAGGCGCGGATTACGCGGCCGAGCTGCAGAAGCAAGGAAAGCGTTCTAGCAAGGTCGAGATCAAGGTCACGGAGTAGACCGATGCTCAGTCAAGAACGGGTCGACGAGGTGCGGCGCTTGCTGGCCGATCCCGAGCGGCCGTCGCAGCGGCGCATTGCCATCATCACCGGCGTGAGCCGCGCCAGCGTGGGCGCTATCGCCTCCGGCCGGCGCCCCGATTATGCACCGCGCACCGAGCTGCGGGACGACGAGCCCCTAAGTTTTGGCCGGCTGGTTTGGTGCACGGGATGTGGCCACAACGTGTACCTGCTCGCGGGGGAGTGCAAGCTGTGCGCCGATTCTGGCCGCACGCGTAGCTATCTTGAACCACGGCGACAAGTGACCGACCTGCGCTCTGGTCCCCATCGGCGGCCGGGCACAGACCGCTTTCGCGGCGAACCTCCGAGCGGAGCGGACGGCCTGGCCGACGGCGACGAAACGATTGCGCCGCCGATCGACGGCCTGGCGTCGCCCGTCGACCTCGACCGCCGCGGCACGAACCATTTTTAACGAACGACGTGCACCACGGAGACGCGGAGACACGGAGCGCCTGGGGGGAACGATTGAAACCTTTCTGACATTTCTCCGTGGCTCGGTGCCTCCGTGGTAATGCAGAACGTTGACAGGCAGACGCATGTTGTGGGGCATTGAATCATCGGCCGACTGGGCCACCTGGGCGCTGGTGGCCGCGACGCTGGGCATACCGCTGGTGGGCTGGGCTTCCTACGTGTCGCTGCGGTTGGAACGGATCATGACGCGTACCAAGGGGCTGCCGCAGCTGGAACGGCGCGTCGCACGACACGAACGCAAATTGACCTGGCTGCGCGCCAAAATCAGCACGGCGCCACCGCGACACTAGCCGCATGCCCCATCTGCCTCCCACGCATCGACCGCTGTCCCGCGCCGCGCAGGCCAACACGCGCGCCCAGTACGATCGCGATCGCGGCGGCGATCCGCGGCGTGCGTTCTATTCCTCGCGCGCCTGGCGGCGGGCCCGGCTGGCCCATTTGCGGGGCGAGCCGTTATGCCGTGAGTGCGCGGCGCAGGGGCGCGATACCGCGGCTGCCGAAGTCGACCACATTCTGCCGCGCGACCCGCGTTTTCCTGATCGCGACTTGGATCCGGGCAATCTGCAGAGCCTCTGCAAGAAGCACCATTCGCAAAAAACCATGCGCGAGCTCAACCGCCGCAAGAGAGGTTCACCGTGACCGTCGACACGACCAAGTTTCAGCAGGGATTGGAGAGCCCCCCCTCGAGCCAGTCCCTCTGCGTCCCCAGCGACTCGACCGTGCTCACGGGCGTCCGCGGCCTGTACGTCGACGGCGCCGGCGACGTGGCCATCATGCTCCGCGACGACGCCGCGGCGCTTACCTACCACAGCGTGGCCGCCGGCTCGTACATCATCGGCCTGGTGCAGAAGGTGATGAACACCAATACCACCGCGACCGCGATTTACCTTCTCTTCTAGGGCCGGCCGCATATGGGCGCACTGGGAATGGGCCTCCGCTATAGCGGATTCGAAAGCGTGTGCACCGGCCGCGGCCGCTCGGTCGCGCACCGCGCCAACGCGATCTATTGGTGGAATCCGTATCTGCCCGGCACGATCCAGCAACGCACGGTCGCCCGGCTCACCAAGGCCAGCAGCCAGTACTTCAAGATCGCCGACGCGGGCGCCGGCGACCCCTTTAATTTTCAGACGGGCGGCGTGAGTAGCACCTGGACGAGTTGCTTCTGGGTGCGCTTCAACTCGATCTCCAACAACGACGGACTGCTCAATAAGACGCAGTTCGACGCCACGCTCAATAACGGTGTGTGGTTGTTGCGGCTGGGTGGCACGTTGGGGGCGAACCTCGAGTTCTGGGCTTGGAAGGGCGCGACATCTTCCGGCGCGGCGGTCGTCAGCGTGCCCGCCAGCGTGACGACGGGCAAATGGTATTTCGTGATGCTCGTCTACGACGGTACGCAGCACGGCACGGATCCTAACGTGCTCACCATTTATCTGAACGGAACCAAACTCACCACGCCCGCGGGGTCCAGCCTGCCGCAACTGCTGCAAAATCCAGCCACCGGTAACACGCCGTTTTACGTGGGGTCGAACCTGGCGGCCACCTACTCCGATTTCAGCATGAACGGACTGACGTTCTGGTCGCGCGCCTTGAGCTCGACCGAGGCGGCCACCGTCTACAACCTATCGGCGGGCGTGGGACCGAATGACACCGCCGCCGCGCAATACAGCGTGTGGGGCGTCAACAATAATCTGCTCTCCTATTGGGTAATGAACGAAGCCAGCGGCCCGCGCACGGACGCAACCGGCAACGGTCATACGCTCACGGAGCAGAACGGCCCGATCGGCAGCGAGATCTGGGCGCCGACCTGGGTCGACGCGCTGCTCAGCAAAACCGCCACCAGCGTTTTCCCTACCAACTCGGGCTCGGTCGGCGGCCAGGACCGCAATTCCGAGGCGCTGTACTCCGCCACCGTGCGCGGTGGCAAGCCGGGCTTGAAGTTTCCAGCGCTATCGCAGATGTACGTCGGCAACTTGCCGGCGCTTTTCAATTCGCTCGGCAGCGGCTACATCATCGCCAACCTGGTGCTCGATTCGCCCTCCACGTCCGAGTCGCTGTCGATCATGTTCTCGGACGATCAGGACAATACCAAGCTCCGCTACCTGGGCTTCAATATGCTGGGCACCAACGATGCCCCGCACGCCAACGACGGCGGCAACGGCGTGAACCCCTTTACGCTGCGCGTGCGCAATGACAGCGGCAGTGGCGATATCTCATCGCTCGACGGCCCCGAGTCCACCGGCAAAATCCCCGCCGGTAACAAGGGGATCACGCCCTCGACGAATCACACGCTGGCGATCGCCAACGTCGGCAGCGGACTCGGCGCGCCGGCCTATCGAATTCTCATCGATGGGGCCAGCCAGGCGGTCACGGTCAACGACGGCGGCTCGGGCGCATTCAGCAATTTTTGGACAAGCGGGCTGGGCAATTGCACGGCGCTCACGTTCAACGGCCTGGCGCGGCTGGGGGACAACACCAGCGGGATTTGGGATATCTCGCAAAACGGTTTCGGCATCACGCTCGGCCACGTCCTGATCGGCGGCCCTTACCCGGGCGACGCGGCATTCAATGCACTACTGAGCGCGATCGCCGCGCAATAGGACGCCCCGATGGTTCGCGGCAGAAAACCAAAACCGACGCGGCTCAAGCTGGCCGAGGGAAACCCCGGCAAGCGGAAGTCGCGCGCGCGGGAGCCGCAGCCGGCCGCCGGCGAGCCAGCCTGCCCGGCCGAGCTCGACGCCGCGGCGCGCGAGGAATGGCAGCGGCTGTGCAAGGCGTTGATTGCGCTGGGGATTCTCACGGAGATCGATCGGGCCGTGCTGGCCGCCTATTGCCAGTGCTGGTCACGGTGGCTGGCCGCGGAGCGCGACATCGCGCGGCGCGGAGTTATTGTCGTGACGGTAATGGGAGCCGAGATGCAAAACCCCAGCCTGCCGATCGCCAACAAGGCCCTGCAATTGATGCTGCGGTTCGGCGCCGAGCTGGGGCTCACGCCCTCGGCCCGCACGCGCATCGACGCCACGCCCGCGCAGCAGCCGACCGGCCTGGCAGCCTTCACAGCGGAGCGTCCCAGCTGATATTTCCCAGGAAATGAATGACCTACCACGGAGGCACCGAGGCACGGAGACGGACGGAAATGATTACTTCGCTGGTTCTGCTCTTCGCTCTGTGCCTCCGCGCCTCCGTGGTTAACACGCTCCGCTCCGTGGTGAATCTTCTCCGCATGGCCAAGAAACGCGCGCTGCCCAAATCGGTCGACCGTCTGACGCGCCGCTGGATCCAGTCGGCGGCCGACGAGCGTGCCGCCCGCGACGGCTGCCGTTTTGATGAACGCGCCGCTGATCATGCCGCCAGCTTCTTCCCGCGATTCCTCCGCCATTCGAAAGGGCGCTTCGCCGGCCAGCCGTTCGAGCTGCTGGATTTTCAGCGCGACCAGCTGGTGAAACCGCTCTTCGGTTGGAAGCTGCCGGGCAAGCAGGCGCTGCGCCGCTTCCGCAAGGCCTATGTCGAATGGGCCAAGAAAAACGGCAAGAGTACGATCGCGGCCGGCCTCGCGCTGTATTTGCTCACCGGAGACGGCGAGCCGGGCCCGGAGGTCTATTGTGCGGCGGTCGACCGCGACCAGGCCTCGATCGTATTTCGCGAATGCGCGCAGATGGTGATCAAGAGCCCGGAGCTGAAGCGCGAGGTGCGGCTGATCCCCAGCACGCGTTCGATCGTGCTGCCGGATGGCTCCGGGCGCCTGCAGGCGCTGTCGGCCGACGTCGAAAACAAGGAAGGCAAGAACATCCATGCCCTGATCTTCGACGAGCTGCATGCCCAGACCGGCGACGGACTGTGGAACACTTTGCGTTATGCCTTCGCCGCGCGGCAGCAGCCGCTGCTGTTCGCGATCACCACGGCCGGCTTCAATCGTCGCAGCCTGTGTTGGCAGGTGCGCGAATATGCCCAGCGCGTGCACGCGGGAAAGGTGCACGACAATTCCCAGTTCACCATGATCTGCGCGGCGGCCGACGGCGACGATTGGAGCAAGGAAAGCACCTGGCGAAAGGCCAACCCGAGCCTGGGCGTCACGATCAACCTGGCTGATTTTCGCGCCGACTTCGAAGAGGCGCGTCACAGCCCGGCGCGAGAGAACGCCTGGCGGCGGTACCGGATCAACCAGTGGGTCACCCAGGAGAGCCGCTTTATCCCGATGGAGCATTGGAAACAATGCGCCGGCGGCGCTACGGCCGAAGAGCTGCGCGGCCGCGAGTGCATGGGCGGCCTGGACCTGGCGAGCACCCGCGATCTGACGAGCCTGTATCTTCTCTTCCCCGACGGCGAGGGAGGTTTCGATTCGCTGGTCTACTTCTGGTGCCCGCTCGATTCAATTCGCGAGCGCAGCCGCAAGGACCAGGTCCCCTACGATCTGTGGCACAAGGCCGGCCTGCTGCGTGCGACCGAAGGGACGGCAATGGACTATGCCGTCGTCCGCCGCGATATCAACCAGCTGGCCGATATCTACGGGATCAAGGACCTGGCGGTCGACCGCCTGTTCCAAGGCGCGCAGCTGTCGATGGAGCTGGCCGCGGACGGCTTGAACGTGATCGCCTTCGGCCAGGGCTTTTACTCCATGGCCGCACCGACCAAGGAATTCGAACGGCTGGTAGTGACGCACAAGCTGCGGCACACCAATCATGAGGTGCTCAATTGGATGGCCGAGAATATGGCCGTCAGCCAGGACCCGGCGGGCAACCTGAAGCCCGACAAAAAGAAAAGCAGCGAGAAGATCGACGGCGTTGTGGCGGGGATCATGGCGCTCGGCCGAGCGATGGTCGACCAGCAGCCCGAGGACCCCGGCTTTCGGTTTTACAGTGATGAGGATCTCGGCGAGCCCGACGACGCCGCCGAGCAAGCGCTGCCAAAACATGGCCGCCAGTACGACCCTTTCGAAGGTGTTGACGAATGACGAATCGCGAAGAGTCAATCGGGCGCCTGGTGCGCGACGGCACGGCCTTGACGGGCCTGGCGCTGCTGGCGACCGGGATCTGCCAATGGTCGTGGCCCGTGGCCTGCGTAACGGTAGGAACGATTTTGCTGGGAGTTAGTCTCGCCGGCGCACTGCAGCCGGCGCTGCCCAGGCGTCCGCAGCGCCCCGACTCGCGTCCGTAGGAACGTTCACCACGGAGGCGCGGAGCCACGGAGGAAGCAGGGACCACCAAGTTTGAATAACTGATAGCAAATCAAGCGTTTTTCTTTATTAGTTTCTCTGTGCCTCAGTGCCGCAGTGTTTCAGTATCTCAGTGGTGAACCCCCATGCTCCTCGACCGCCTGATCAGTCGCCGCTCGATCGAAAACCCCGCGGTCCCCTTGGACGCCGAGGAGTGGCTGTACGACGGCATGCAGAGCATCCGCAGCGAGAGCGGCGAACGGGTAAACCATCGCACGGCGATGACGCTGGGGGCCTTCTGGCGTGGCGTGAACTTGATCAGCTCGGCCGTGGCCAAGACGCCGCTGTTGGTTCACGAGCTGCACGAAGGGGGAGAAAACAAGTCGGTCGATCGGGACCATCCTGCGTATAGGCCGCTGCGACGGAAGGCCAACCCGCAGATGACGGCCTTCACGTTCAAGGAGACGCTCACGGGGCACGCGATCGCCGTGGGAAACGGCTACGGCTACATCGAGCGCAACGGCGCCGCAGAGGTACAGACGCTGTGGCCGCTGCTGCCGCACGTGACCTGGCCCGTGCGTTATTACCCCAATGGCGTGGCCGACGTCACGGCGAGCAAGCTGTGGTATACGACCGTGATCCGCGGCAACGTGGAGTTTTTCAAGGCCGAGGACGTCCTGCATCTGAAGGGGCTCGGTTACGACGGTCTGATCGGCTACAGCGCCATTCGCCAGGGACGGAACACGATCGGCGAAGGACTTGCGCAGCAGAAATACGGCAGCCGCTTCTTCCGCAACTCGGCCATCCCCTCGGTCGTGCTCGAGTTCCCCAACGCCATGAAGGAGTCGGCGGTCAAAGAAACGCTGCGCCAATGGGACCAGATGCACCGTTCGGCCGAGCGGGCGCATCGGCCTGGCATTCTTACCAACGGCGCCAAGGCCAACCCGGTGTCGCTGTCGGCGGCCGACGCGCAGTTGCTCGAGTCGCGCAAGTACAACGTCCGCGACGTGGCCAACTGGTTGAACATGAGCGCTTCGAAACTGGGGGACGACGCGCGGACGGCCTACGCCTCGCTCGAGATGGAGGATCAGAATTATCTCGACGAGACGCTCGACCCGTGGCTGTGCCGCTGGGAAACCGAGTGCGACGACAAGCTGCTGCGCGAGGGAGAGAAGGACGACGAATCGCACGAAATCAAGTTCCGCCGCCGCGACCTGGTGCGGCTCGACTCGCGCAGCCGCGGCCAGCTCTACACGCAGATGCGCTTCGCAGGGCTGTGGTCGGCCGACGAGTGCCGCGCCGATTCCGATATGCCGCCGCAAATCGGCGGCGTCGGCCAAACCTATCTGCCGCCGCAACGTGCGGCCGCGGCGCCGACGAAGGATCCGCAGAAGGTCGAGAACGGGAAATCTTCGGGCACGCCGCCCGACGACGGCGACGCCGGCGGCGATGAAACCGGTACCGATGCCACGGGCAACGATACCACGAGCGACGACGCCAATCGCAGCATTCTGCAAACGGTGGTGCGCGGGATGCTCAGCGAGGTCGCCGGGCGGATGGGGCGCCGTCTGCAAACGGCCTTCGAGCGCGGGAACCGTCAGGAGATCCGGGAAAAGCACCTGGCGGCGGTCGCCGAGTCGTTGGAAAAACCGCTGGTAGCGTGCCGCGTACTGCAAGGCCGCGGCAGCAGCCGCAACGAACGGGATCAGCTTGCCGACCTGGCCGTGCAGGCGGCCCAGCGTTGCGAGACTTCCAGCGACGTCGCGGCCGCGGTGGAACGGGCCATTACCGATTTTGTATATACCGAAGGAGACGCGTAGCCATGAATTTGCGCACCCGATTCACTCCCCTGGCCCGCGCTAAGGTGACCGTCGCACGCGCCGCCGAGGGTGACAAGCAAAAAATCCGGGGGTACGGCTCGGTGTTCTATGATGGTACGCCCGAAACCGAGTACCAGCTGTGGGACAATTACTGCGAGCGGATCATGCCCGGTTGTTTCGACCGCGCTTTGCGCGAGGACGACTGCCGCGGTCTATTCAACCACGACCCGAGCCTGATCCTGGGGCGCACCGCGGCCGGCACCATGCGGTTGAGCGTCGACGCGCGGGGCCTGGCCTACGAGATCGACCCGGCCGAAACCACAATCGCCCAGGATTGCTTGCAGCACCTGGCGCGGCAGGATGTGACGGGCAGTTCGTTCTCGTTCACGGTCGACGACGAGGATCTGCGGCGCGAAACGCGCGACGGCCAGGACATGTGGATCTGCGAAGTCCGGAGCGTGCACTTGTACGACGTGGGGCCCGTGACGTTCCCGGCCTACACGGCCACGACGGCCGAGGCCCGTAGCGACGTCGACGGCCGCGTACAGCGTTTCCTGGCCCTTCAGAAGCCGGGCACGCCGGTCGACGCGGCGATCGCTGCGGCCCGCGCGCGGGCGATCGAGCTCGGTTAATTTCCGCGGAAATAAGCCGCGACCACGGAGGCACGGAGCCACGGAGAGAGAGCCCGCATTGCTTGGTGCCTCGGTGTCTCCGTGGTGAAAATTCTTCGCTCTGGCTTTTTTGGCCAGTTGAATCAGGCCACGTGTGGCGTCTAGGATCGAACCCGTTGAACGTCGCCTGGCGTTTGTGCGGCCGCTCAGTCAGCCGCGCGGATGCAGGGCAGGCGTGCAAGTCTCGTCGGGCTGCCCAGTCGGCTCCGCCAAGGCGTGCAGAACCTGGAACACGGTTTAACACGACTTTCACACACGGGCAGCTTTCCCATGTCGCAGCTGATGACGGCCAAGCGTTTGCGCGAAGAGCGCGCGCCACTGGCCAAGAAGATCCGCGAACACGCCGACCTCTTGTCCGCCGAGAAGCGCGACTTCACGCCGGAAGAGAAAACCAACTGGGAATCTCTGAACGCGGATTACGACAGCCGCACGCGGCAGATCGAGATCCTCGAGCGGGCCGAAGAGACGGAGCGCGATCAGCTCCAGCGCGGCGAAGGCCAGACGCCTGACGGCGCCCCCAAGGTACGGCTGACGCTGAAGGAACGCCGCGAGCGCGACGAAGAGCGCCGCCTGCGCGACGAAGGGATGTACGAACGGGCCATGCAGGCCTGGATGCGCCGCCAGCTTGGCGAGCCGCTTGGCAAGCAGCACACGCGGGCTTGCGAGCGGATGAAAGTAAACCCGGCCCGTCGCACCTTCGAGATCCGGCTGCGTCGCGACGTGCCCCAGATGAAGCGCGAATTCCGCGCCCTCGACGCCGGAATTACCGGCTCGGGCGGCGCGCTCGTGCCCCAGGGATTCGTCAACAACCTGGAAAAAGCCCTGCTCAGCTATTCGGGCCTTCGGCAGGCGGCTGAGACGATCCGCACCGACACGGGCGAGGAGCTTCCGTGGCCCACCGTCAACGACACGTCCAACAAAGGCGCTCGCATCGGGGCCAATGTCACGGTTTCCGAGCAGGACGTAACCTTCGGCCGCATCTACTGGCGCGCCTATAAGTACACCAGCAAGATGGTGCAGGTTCCCGTCGAGCTTTTGCAAGACTCGGCGTTCGATCTGTCGGTATGGCTCTCCGACCTGCTCGGCGAGCGCATCGGCCGTATCCAGAACGATGAGTTCACGACCGGCACCGGCGCTTCGATGCCCAACGGCCTGATCAATGCCGCCGCGGTCGGCGCGACCACGGCCGCCAACAACGCCGTCTCCACCGACGACTTCATCAAGCTCGAACACTCAGTCGACCCGGCCTATCGGCAAAAGGGGATGTGCAGCTACATGCTGCATGACTCGATCAAGTTGCAGACGCGGCTGTTGAAAGACAGCTACGGCCGCTATCTGTGGGGCGGCGGTGGCCTCAATACAGGCGCGATGGACACGCTCAACGATTGGCCCTTCTTCATCAACCAGTCGATGGCGAGCGCCTTCGCGGGCAGCGCCTACATCGTCAGCTTTGGCCAGCATCAAAAGTACAAGATCCGCGACGTCGGCACGATCCGCATGCGCCGCCTGGTCGAACGGTACGCCGACAACGACGAGGAAGGTTTTGTCGCTTTCATGAGATCCGATGGAAACCTGCTCGACGCAGGCACCCATCCGGTGAAGCTGTTGCAGATGCACAGCTAGAACCGCGGGCCGTGCGTTTCTTTCCCGAACCCGAGCGTGATCATAAAAATGCGCGTGCGATTTCTCACGAGCGCGATCATCAACCGCGTGGCTTACGCGGTGGATGACGTCGTCGACTTCGACGAAGGTTTTGCACGAGCGCTCGTCGGCGCCGGGCAGGCCGAGCGCACCGAGAAGCCGGCCGCGGCCGAACCGCGCCGCGAGCCCGCGCCCCGCACCGCCACCGTCGAGCCGAAACGCCGCGCCGTGCGGCCGCATCGGCCGTAGCACAGCCGAGCACTTTTCCAGCCTGAAAGATGTAAACATGGCCGACCTCAATTCGCAGACTGATATCCGCCGCGGGATCGACCCGGTGCGCGTCACCGACAACACGGTGCAGAATTCGCAGATCATCGATCGCGCGGGCTGGGACTCGCTCATGTTCGTGATCGCCACCGGCACCATCGCCGACGCCGACGCCACCTTCCAGGTTTCGATCACGGAAGGGAATGCGAGCAATCTGTCCGACGGCGTGGCGGCCACGTCGTTCATCGGCATCCTGGGTGTCGCCGCCACGCCGACGGGTTGCAGTTTCCGTTACGACTCGGACGACCAGGTGCTACGCATTGGTTACACCGGCCTGGCGCGCTATGTCCAGCTGACGATCACGCCGGCCACGAACACCGGCAATGCCGATATCTCCTGCGTGGTGATTCTCGGCCATCCGCGCACGGCGCCCAACACCCGCCAGGTGGCGACGTAAGCAAACGGATTGCACCACGGAGGCGCGGAGGCACAGCTCAGGGAATTTTTCGTACACCCAATTATTAAACGGCTCAGTGTCTCAGTGTCTCGGCCCCTCCGTGTTTCAGTGATTCAGCGGTGAACCTTCGGTGAGTGAATGGGCTTCGTCATTGCCATGTCCCTTGTCCTGCTAACGCCGCCGGCGATCGAACCTGTCTCGCTCGCCGAGGCCAAGCTGCACCTGCGCGTCGATACGCCGCCCAGCGGCGTGCGCGTCGCGCAATCGCTAGCCCCCTCGATACTCGACGGCGTGAGCAGCTTCACTGACGGCGTCCCCGTGGCGGGCGTGCAGGCGTTCGCCAACGTTTCCATTGGATCCGTGGGGGCAGACGGATCCTTTACCGTCAAGCTGCAAGACTCGCCCGACGCCAGCGGCTGGACCGACGTCGACGGCAGCCTGCAAAACCTCTCCGACGCCAACGCCTTTTCCACGTTGGCGATTCCCTACACGGGCACCAACGCCTACCTGCGCTGCGCCATCGGCGCTGGGCTGGCCTCGCTGTCGATCTCGATCGACATGATCCTGATCGCCAACACCTATGACGACGACGACCTGATCAGCGGCCTGATCATCGCCGCACGGGAGCTTGTCGAGACGCGGCAGAGCCGGCAGCTGATCACGGCCAGCTGGCAGTTGCAGATGGATCATTTTCCGGGGGTGCGCCGCAACGACCAGGCCGGCTTCGGCGCGAGTGAGTTCACGTTCGACGGCAACGACGGCGGCTACGAAGGGGACGGCTACGGCCGCTGGCGACGGCCGATCGAGCTGCGGCTGCCACCGGTGCAAAGCGTCGGCGATGTGAAGTACTACGATCTGACCGGCACGCAGCAGACTCTCGACCCCAGCACCTACGTCAAGGATCTCGGGCACGAGCCCGCGCGGATCGTGCCAGTATGGGGAACCTGTTGGCCGCCGACGCAGCCACGCCCCGCCGCGGTCACCGTGGATTTCGTGGCGGGCTACGGCGATACCGCGGCCGCCATTCCCGCGACCACCAAAACGGCCATGAAGCAATTGCTGGCCCTCTGGTACACGCAGCGCGAGGCCGTGGGCACGGGCGGCCAGGCGCCGGTGCCGATGGCCGTCGATACACTCCTCGCCAGTCAATCCTGGGGGCGCTATGGCGGCCAATAACACGCGGGCAGCGCGCTCCTACCACTTTTGCTTGCCGGCCACGATCGCCGAGGATCAGATCGCGCCCTTGGCCGCGGTCAAAGGATCGACGAACGCCGAAGCGGTGGTTCTCGACGGCCAGCAGTTCGCGCCTGGGACGCTCGTGTGGCGCGGCTTCGCGGGCGCGATCAATCTGGACACGGGCCATTACGACGGGCACGCGCGCTACGACCGACGCCGCGCCGGCGAGGCGGCCACGGCCGTCTCGTTTGCTGGCGCTCCGGGAGCGACGATCGTCGGGCAGGAACCGCCGGCAGCCGAGATCGAGGAAGCGGCGACCGAGCAACCGCTTGAAACGGCTGCGGAACACAAGCCGACCTTAGACATCGACGGCAACGTCGTGGAGTAGCGATGGCAACGCACGTGGCGACGCAGCAGCTTGTTACGCCCAGCGGCACGCTGCGCTACGACAAGACCTATACCGGCGACAACGGGGACGAATTCGACCTGGCCGTCGCCGACGGCACCACGAACCACCAGGCGGTCCTGGCATTCGCCGTGGCGACGCTGGTATCGATCTGGCTGACGACCGACCAGGACTTGACGATCAAAACCAATAGCTCGGGCAGCCCCACCAACACGATCGCGCTCAAGGCGAACGTGCCGTACCACTGGGCGACCGACAGCTACCAATCCAACCTGCTGACCGCGGACGTGACGAGCCTCTTCATCACCAATGGCAGCGGCGAGGATGCCAACTTCTCGGTCCGGCGGCTGAGCAGCTTGTAGGAAAGCCAACCACGGAGACACAGCGGCAGGAGGACACAGCGGCACTGAGACGCAGGAACTAACGCAGCAACTCAACTGCTCCGTGGCTCCGCGTCTCCGTGGTGAACTGCAATGGCGGCTGGCCCGAAACGAACGCGGATGAATCTGATCGCCGACCAGATCCTCAGCATCGATGCGGCGGGCAAGCCCGTGATCGGCGACCTGGTGCTGGGAAAGCTATGGGGCGAGGTGCTGCAAGTAACGGGCTTGGAACGTTTCGTGGCCGATCAGCAGTTGGCCTCGCTGACGCACCAGGTGACCGTTCCCTACCGCCGCGACCTGAGCCCGAAGATGCGACTGACCTTTGAAGGGCGAACGCTCAACATCGAAGCCGTGCTCGGCAATAGCAGCCATAGCGAGCTGCGGCTGCTGTGCCGCGAAAAAGCTGCCACTTGAATCTCTTCATGAACATCCATTTCCAAACCCACGGGCTTGAGCAGACGGCCGAAATACTGGCCTCGCTCCCCGCGCGCGCTCTGGCCGCGGCCCGTGAGGAAATGCTTGCCCAAGGGGAATTGGTACGGGAGACGGCCGCCGCGCTCTGCCCGCGCGAGACCGGCTTGACCGCCGACAACATTACCTGCCGCGACCGCAGCACGCAGCGCAAGGTCGCAGTCGAGGTGCGCACCGGTACCAGGGCCAAGATGCGGATCCCTGCCACGGATCCCTACTACTATCCGGCCGCGATCGAGTTCGGCACGGCCACCCGCCATGCGCGGCCCTTCATGCGGCCGGCGCTCGAGCAGCATCGCGCGAGCGCCGCCCGTGCCGTGGGCCGGGCGGTCGAGCGGGAGGTGAGCAAGCGATGAGCCTGGTCACCGACCTGCGCGCAAGCGCCGCTCTACAGGATGCGATCGTGGCCCTTTGCGGCACCCGCATCTACTGCGGCGCGCGTCCCGAGAACAGCCCTATGCCCGCGCTCGTGTTCACGCGCTTTAGCGGCGGCCGGATCCACGACATCGATGGACCGCTTGGGGCGGCTGCTCCTTTGGTGCAGATCGACGTTTGGACCGCGGACGACTATCCGCAAGCCGAGGCGTTGGAAGAAGCGGTCCGCGATTGGCTGGATGGCTTTGATGGGGAAGCGGGCGACACGCTGGTCCTGTCGGCGATCTCGGACGACGAGCGCGATATGTACGAGGCCAGCGCCCTGGCCGACGAAAAGGGAAATCAGCGGAAACTGTTGCAGTATCGCGTCCTGCACGAAGAAAGCATTCCGGGGAGTTAGGCCATGGCCAAGGTTAAAGGTAAGGGGACGCTGCTGCAGGTGAAGATCAGCGGCACGTATACCACGGTTGCGCAGCGGACCGAAGTGATGATGCCGCAGCCCAAGCGCAACGCCATCGAAGCCACGGGCCTCGACGACGAGGCCGAGGACTCCTTCAAGGGGATCTTGCGCGGAGGCTCGCTGCCGCTGAAATGCTGGTACGACCCCAACGACAGCACGCACGAATACCTCGAGAACAGCTTCTACACCGACGACAACGCCGACGAGCTGTTCCAGGTCGTGCTGCAGAGCAGCCCCACCAAAACCAAACAGTTCACGGGCTGGATCGAGGACTGGAAGCCCGGCACGGCCAAGATCGACAACCTGCTCGAGCTCGACCTCACCATCCGCATCACCGGCGCGCCCACCGGCTAGGCGCGCGCACGAATCGACCACAGAGGCACAGAGACACGGGGACAGGCTTATCGGCTCCGTGCCTCCGCGTCTCCGTGGTGAACACTTTTTATTTCCCAGGAAATGATCCATGGCTCTGATCACGCGGGCCCAGGCCCAAGCGGCCGACGACGTGCAGCGCGAGCTGGTCGCGGTGCCCGAATGGGGCGGCGACATTTGGGTGCGCGGCGTCTCGGGCAAGGTACGCGACGAGTACGAGGCCTCCTTCGTGCAGCGCAAGGGGCGCAAGACCAAGGTCGACATGCAGAACGCGCGGGCGCGGCTGGTGGTGCTCTCCTGCGTCGACGAGCAGGGAGCGCTCGTGTTCGACGACAGCGACGTGAAATGGCTCGGCGACAAAGGCGCGCTCCCCTTGGAGCGGATCTATAGCGTGGCCGCGCGGCTGAGCGGCATTACCGACCTGGACCTGGGAGAGCTCGTAAAAAAATCCGAGGAGACCCCTGGCTCCGCTTCCAACACCGGCTAGCGCATCGGCTTGGTCGCACCAGGGGAGAGATGATGCGCAGCATCCCGGCGCGGGAGCTCGACGAGGAGTATGCGTATTACCTGGTCGAGCCCTACGGCGAAGAGTGGCGGCAGACGGGCGAGATCTGCGCCACGGTCGTGAACGCGGCGGGCGCCTACGAACGCGAGCCGCTCGAGGCCGAGGACTTTCTCCCCGTGCGGCTGCCCAAACGCCGGCAGTCGATCGACGAACAAGAGACCATTTTCGACGCGGCCGTGGCCTACGGCCGCGGGCTCACGCGGCGAGGCACACACCATGTCGACGATCGCTAACATCGCCGTGCGGCTGACAGCCGATAACAGCCCCTTTGTTAAAGTAATGGCTGGATCGGTGCTCGTCGCCGAACGCGCAGCCAGCGCGGTCGTACGTAACAATGCGGTTGTTAAATCCGCGACGGCCGGATGGACCGCGGCCAACGGCGCCGCCGGCGGCTACCTGAAAACGATTATTGGAGTGGCCGGCGCCAGTACGCTGGTCGCGCGTAGCGTGAAGAGCTTCGCCTCCGCGCAGAGCGCGGGAATGATGTCCAACGCGGGCTCCGCGGGCGCCGTCACTCTCGCCGCCAGCTATAAGTCCGTCACGGACTCGGTCGATCATATGTACGCCTCGTTCGGCCGCGGCCTTGCGCGCACCGCCAACTTCAATGCCACGGCTGGCATTCTCAATAGCGTCCTGCAGAAGGCAGCTTCGTTTTTTAATTTGCTCGGAGGAATCGCTGGAAGGGCGTTCAACTTCATCGCCAACTATCCGCCCGTGTTCCTAGCGGCCGTCGTGGCCGTCAAGGCTTTCGCCGCGGTGGTGGGAATTCTCGTGCATGTGCTCCTGGTGCGGTTGATCGTCCAGACCGCGACCTGGCTGGTTTTCGGAACGGCCATGACGCCAATAACGCTGGCCTGGGCCGCGGCAAAGCTGGTGCTAACAGCGGCCGTTTGGGCATGCACGGCCGCTCTGGGCGCGTTGGCGGCAATTGGGCTGCCAATTTGGGCCGGCATTGGGGCTGCGATCGCCATAGTGGCGGGGATCACATACGGCCTCGTGAAAGCATGGCAATGGCTGACCACGGGCAGCGAGCAGCTCAGCCAGATCGCGCAGATGCAGAAGGTTCATGAGGCCACCCAGGCCGCGACTAAGGGAATCTTCGATTACGTCGAAGCGTTGGAAGAGGCGAACAAGACGGACGCGATGAGCGACAGTGAGAAGAAAAAATACGAGTTCGCCAAGATGCTCGACAAAGCCCAGGAGGACGTGCAAAAGGCAGGCGGCAAATTTGACCGTGGTCATTGGGAGCAGCAGCTGCAGGCCCAGCTCGACATTGCCGACGCGGCCGAGAAGCGCAAGAACATAACTGAGGCGATCGCAGATCTCGAAAAAGAGCTCGCGCAAAGTGGCATGACGCAGGCCGAGAAGATGGCCAGCAAGATCGCGTCGCTCGGCGGTACGGCCGAGGATCGCGAACGGGCTGGAATCTTGGCTGCCCAGATCGACCAGCGGCAGAAGATGGCCGAAATGGCCAAGGAGATCGCGGACATCGAGCGCGAGGCTTCGTTTGCGGGGCTGACGGCCATCGAGAAACGCGTGGCATTATTGCGCGAGGCGGGCGCCACCGAGGAGCAGATCGCCGCGGTGCAAGCCCGCCTGCAGGCGGCCGACGCGCAGACCAAGGCGGCCGAAGAGCGCAAGAAACTCGAGGAGGAATTGGCGCGCCTGCAGAAGGACGCGGCGGAGGCCTTCATGACCGACGCCGAAAAGCGGATCGACATGCTCAAGCGGATGGGCGCCACGCAATCGCAGATCGACAAGGCCCAGGCCGACGCGCGGCGCATCGAAGGCGCGAAGCAGGCCAAGGAAGTGGTCGACAGCGTGCGCACCCCCTTGGAAAACCTTACCAAGCGCATGCGCGAGCTGCGCAAATTGCACAGCGAAGGCTTCATCAGCCAACAGGTTTTCGACCGGGCCTTGCGCAGCGAAGAGCTGAAGGTCCGCAAAGACCTGGCCGGCCGCGGCAAGACGGCCGAGCAAGGGGGCGCCATCGTGCGCGGCAGCCAGGCGGATATCGCCGCACGCTTCGGCGATCGCGGCGGCCTGAAGACCAACGAAGAGATTCTCCGCACGGAGAAGCAATCGCTGGACGTGTTGCGCAGCATCCAAGGGAGCCTCGACTCGCCGCCGACCCCCGAAGTGGTCAATCTGAATTAGGGGAGGCCATGGGCGTTCTGAGCTGCAAGATTCTGCGCGGGCCAGGCTGGCGGAAGGCCAGCTTCGACGAGAATTACATTGCCCACTATTCGGAAAAGTATCAGATCCGCGTCGACGATCCCACCATGGGCCCGCGCTCGGTCGTGGTGCAGGCCTCGCTGGTGCTCCCCAATCCGCTTCCCTTTCGCTACGCGCCCTATTACGACGATTTCTCGGCGCTGTGCCGCAAGGTTAGCGTCGAATCGGGGGAGGAGGGCAAATGCTGGTACGCCACGGCCGAATGGGACAACGCGGTCGATCCCAACCAGAACCTGCAAAACCCTTGCGATCGACCTCCCAAGGTGTCGCTCAAGTTCGCGCAATTCTCGCGGCCCATTGTCCGCGACAAGAACGGTAACCTGATTGCCACCACGGCTGGCCAGATCATTTTGCCAGCGCTTGAAATCGACGACTCGCGCCCGGTGCTCACGATCGAGCGCAACGAGCCGACGTTCCCGGCGCTGACGGCGATCGCCTACGCCGACGCGATCAACACCGACGAGTTCTACGGGGCGCCCCCGGGCACGGCCAAGATGCAGCCCCCGGATATCGGCGACGAGCAATTCGAAAACAACGTGCGCTTTCGGGTGGTGCGGTACGAGATCCATTTCAACCGCGAAGGCTGGGAAGAGCCGGTGCTCAATCGCGGCACCTGGTTTTTCGACTCGTCGGATAACCTGATCAAGCTCGACGCGGGGATGGAGCCGCTGCTGCTGAAAAAGGACGGGACGCTGCTCAACGGCACGGGTGTGCCGGCGCCTGCCGTTCCCGAGCCGGCCGAGGAGGAAGAAGGGGACGAGGACGACGTCGAAAGCGCAGAGCTCGACGATCAGGAATCGGGCGGCGGCACGGGCGGCGCCGAGGACGAGGAATCGGACGACGATCCGGACGAGCCTTATTACTTGAACCCACCCCGCTTGAAGCGGATGGCTTTTGCGCCCTTGGACCTCTACTACTCGGCGCTGCCGGTCACCTAGAAACCCTTTAATTGTTTGCAAAGGACGTTTTGCCATGAGAGTCGACGGCGATCTGGTTGTGCCAGGGAATCTTGTCGTGGGCGGCAGCTTCGTGCCGCCGAACGGCTCCATCCGCGACGCGAACATTGCCACCAACGCGGGCATCCAGGCCGAGAAGTTCATCCGCCACCAGGCGGCCGAGTACGACGTGGCCGACCCGGCGACGACTGTGGCCAACGCCACCAAGAGCCTGCACATCGCCCGCGGGGCAGGCACCATAGTCGACTTCGCGGTAATCAACACCGGCACCGCGATCAGCGGCGGCTCGACCTTATCGATCGATCTGCAAAAGAGCACGGGGGGCGCGGCGTTCGCAACTGTGCTTGCCTCCCCGATCGCGCTGAGCTCGTCGACGACGCTGCTGGTGGCCGTGGCCGCCACATTGGGCGCTCTGGTTTCGTTCGTCGCCGGCGACGTCTTCCAGATCATGGTCACGACCGGGGGCAGCGGCACCCAAGCCAAGGGCCTGCACGCCACGTTCACGTACGAGGAAGCGCACCCGTAGATCGCGGCCGCGCGGCGGGTTTATTTCCCAGGAAATCAAATGGCACGCGAGAAGGGCGTTCAGCTCAGCCGACGCGCCGTGCGCGATCTGGCCCGCGATCTGCGCCGCCTGCGCAGCATGCGCCAGAATGGTCCGCCTGCGCAGGGCGACCGCAATACGCACGGCTTGCGCTGGCTCGGCTGGCGCAATGACGGCTCAAGCACCTGCCCCGCCCACGGCGTGGTGCGCATTACCGGAAACACGCAAATCGGCACCGGCGACCCGGCCGTGAGGATCATCACCGGCGACCAGCCCAGCACGACCTTTTCACGCCTGTATGCGATCAATAGCGGCGTGCCCGTCGAAGACGGCGACACGGGTTGGCTGACGTTCGATAGCGGCGCCGAAGTGGCCTACGACACCGGCACGCCCGCCTACGGCGATGGCTGGGGGCCCAAGCCAAGCCAATGGACCCTCACCAAGAATTATCCCGAGACGGCGCTCGTATTCGGCGTGCAAAACGCGACGCTGAAAACGCTCGATTGCCGTTGGCACGGGATCGAGATGGTAACCGGCAAGTTCGCCACCGGTTTCTCAAAAGGCTCAAGCGGCACGATCACTTTATGGGCCGGCGCGGGCGGATCCGAAGCGGCGACCAGCATCACGATCCCCAACGTGTACAGCCAGTTGGGCGATGTGACTGCCGCTAAATACTACGACGTTTACTGGATCAACGGCGTGGCCTACTGCATCGCGGCGGAGTGTTAAGTGATGTTCTGGATTATCTTCTTCTGCCTGTTCGCGATCGCCTTCTCGCCAGGCTGCGTTTGTTGTGGCTCGACGACCTGTTTGGTCTTCGCCGATACGTTCGCCACTAACGATCTCTCTTCAAATTGGACGACGGCGACCAATGGCACATGGACCATCGCGGCCGGCGTCATGTCCTGCTCGACGACGGGTGGCTACCGCATTGCGACAGCGCAACAGCCTGCCGGTACGCAAGCGATGATCGTCAAGGCCGATTGCAGCGGATCAAGCGGAGACCTTGCGCGCGTGATTGGCGGCTGGCAGGACAGCAGCAACTTCATTTACGGACAGGTGAAATTCGGGACATTCATTCAGGTCATACAAGTGGCTGGAGGCTCGTCGACGACAATAAGCTCTTCGCTTGGGAATTTTGGAAGCGCGACGTACACGCTTTGCATTTCCGAGGATGGACTTACCGCGAGCTTTCTCGCAAAGGATACGGCGGGAACGTTGCACGTTGCGGCCGGGACAATCACGTCGCCTTCAGCCCCGAGCGGTGCTGGTCTGGGAACTGGCGCGACGGCCGCAAGTGTTACTTTTGACAACTTTTCGTTTTCGCGAACCGACTCGACGTGCCCCGCGACATGCAAGAGTGGCGCCGTCGCTCTCTGTCCGATATGCGTCAACGACGGCGGTCAAATGTCCGCGAAATATGCGGTTACTTATGCCGGTATTGGAGAGCTTACGCCTTCCCAGTGCAGCTCTGATTGCGGGAATCTTAATCAGACGACGGTTTTTCTGGGCACCGTCGTCGGGTGCCAATGGTCGTGCATTGGTTCACCCAGTTTTTGCACGGTTACGATTCTCGGCACTGTCCAGATCGGCGCTAGCGCCTTTGCGATCTTCAGCGCTGGCGGCGGCATAGGAATGAAGGCAGTTCTATACGCGGGCTCTGGCGGCGATTGCAGCTATTCAAGTGTAGCTACATTTGACAATTCATCCTCTCCGGGGACAACCTGTATTTTGACGTCGCCGCTCATGCTTCCGCTAGATGCCTCTCAAGCAATGTTATTCTGCGACTACTCAGGCGCTTCTTGTATGGTGTCTTCGGTATGAAATCGAGCGTCACCAAGTGCGTTTTCATTCCTACGCATCGCACAAGGCCGACGCCGCTCGGCGAGGAAACCGCGTACAAATGCGCGAAGGGATGCCCCGGGCTAGTCTGGTCGATCTACGGACCCGATCGGATAGATTGCGACTGTGAAGGCGCGATGGGGCTTGGTTCAATGATACGCGTAGCGCTTTCCAGCGTGGGGATCACTCAGCGGCGATACATCGCGTTTCGGCAGTTCTTCGATCCTTCCTTCAAGCGGTGCCCGTGCCCGGCAAACGAGCGGGCAATCAATCGCTGGTACTTCACATCACCGTTAGCGAAGCCGCTGAGAGGATGGCTGGAAAACTACCGTCACAACGGCGTGCTGTTTTGGCGCGTGATCAAGCATCGCGCTGATGATAACCGCCCGCGATGGTTTCGAGGCTTCCGGCCTTGACCTGCGTTATTGCGATGCGATCGATTGCCATTCGCAGTGGTCGCAATCAATAAGCACCATCGTCTCGGCGTCGATTGCATCCCATGCTGCGTCGAGAGGCCTTGCGAACGGCGCGGTGTACACGCCAATCTGCGTGTATTGGCATTCCCACATCCCCGCAACCGGCAACGAGCGATCGAACGCTGCGAGCGCGTCTATCAGCTCACCAACTGTTCGCGGCTGCGGCGTTCCTGCATTCATCGCGCTGGTTATCGCCGCCCGCGCATCGCGGGACGACGTTTTCTTGCAGGGGGGAGAGGGGGGCAAAATCTTATACGCCCGTGCCCAAATGCCGCGTAGCAAGCCATGCGCGCGCGGCCGCGAAATTGAAACAGGGGGGGTATCGACGGCGTTGAACCTTTCCACGTTGAAAGATTTCGCCCCCCGCGCGAGCGACCCCCAGGTGCTTTAAACCGGACTGTCGATCCGGTGGTTGCGGGTTCGAGTCCCGTCGCCCTCGCTACGCAATCACGCCCGTAAACTCCATGGCCAATGGAGTTTCGGGCGTTTTTGTTGCGCCACATGGAGGGTGTAATTGGCGATTGACTGAGCGCAACACTCCATAAACACTCAACGGCCGTTTCAACTGGCCCCCGTCTTCAAAAAGTCCGGCACGTACACTCGGTCGGTCGCTTTCTTCATCTTGTCCGCCAAGCCGATGTAGCGGAGCGTCGTGGAGAACGACTTGTGCCGCATCTTTCTTTGGAGTTCAGGAGCTGACATCCGCTCCACATTCATGGTTGCGTAGCCTCGCCTCAAGGCGTGGAAGCCGTAGAAACTACACGAGGCAGTGCATTGGTGCCGTGCAGCGTCGGGACACACGAGGGCAATCCCAGCAGCGTTTTGTATGCGCTGGAACTCGTCCCATAAGGCACCGCGGTCGTGTGGCCACCAGAACAGGAGTGGCTCGAATCCGACCACGCCTCGAACATGGTCCAAGGCTTCTGGCGTGAGATAGTCTAGTTCATCGCGCCGCCCCTTATTTGAGACCGCGCGCGTCAGGATCGCGCCCGTCTTGAGGTCGACGTCGTCCCGACGGAGTGACAGTATCTCGTCGATTCGCCACCCAGTTGTCAGGCCGAAGACGAGCAGTGCTTGCCACCACGCACCTGCGGGGGTTGCGATACCCTCGGGCAACGCTGCCACGGCATCGCAGGCTTCGTAGATCGTTTTGAAGTGCTCCACAGTCATAATGGCGCCAATCCGGGACTCCTCTCGCATCTTCCGGATCTTTGGCAGCGTCACCAAATAACCCCAGTCGTGAGCAATGTGAAACGCAGACTTCAGGTGTCGCAATTCGCGATTAACCGTGGCCGGCGAGACGGTCGACTTGGGCTTTTTACCCTTCTCGGTTTGCCGCGTGGCGACATAGCCGTCGATCGCTTCCGTCTTAATCGAAGACATCTTGCCCGGCGCCACGATACGTTCGAAATGACGCAAAGCAGATACGGTCACCTCCTGAGTCTTCCTGGCCTGCCGCGGCAGAATCTTGGCTTCGTACTCTGCCCGGAACTCAGCCCACGTCTTGCGGCTCGTGCTTTGATAGGTGCCAGCCGCGAGTTGCCCCTCTACCTTGCGACAAAACTTTTCGGCCATGCTGTGCGATCCGACACGCTTTGACCGGCGTTTGCCGTCTGGGTCAATCCACCCAACCGACCAGGGCGCCTTATCGCCGAGCTTCTGTTTCTGCCGATGATCCTGAAACAGCCACGCTTTCATAAAAGGCTCCTTTCAGATCAGCGTACCAAATTCGCTGGTGTTTTGCCCAGCAACAGCATCGGCAGCTACTCGGCGCGGCCCCCCTTCGCTCATGCCCTGCGTGCGTGCCAGTGTCGACATGCGACCAACGCTAGTCCGCCGAACGCGGCGAGGATTAGAGTCGAGGGCTCGGGCGCGGTTAGGGCGTTGGAAATGAAGATCCCAGAACTGCCGTCGGTGAATGTCGCCGAGAATCCAACCTGATTCTGATTGTCAATCGGGGTTGGTCCACCGCCGGTTTCGCCTCCATGGTATAGCTCCACCGAGGCGATCGTGCGGAAGTCGCCGGGTGCAACTTCAAGCACATCTCCGGGGCGCGCAATAACGACAATATGATTTAGCGAATCCTCGCCAAGTATAACCGTCGCCGCGCCCGTGCCTGATTCGAATACAAGATCATCCACGCCTGCCATTGCAAAGTGACTGAGGTTACTGACGACCAATGGCGGGTTCAACCCGTCGGAAACGACGTCGCCGTCACGCACGCTTAGGTGGAGACTGCCGGCCAATCCTGTCCAAATCCCCATATTGTTGTCGCCGGTGACACCGGGGCCGGCGATTTGCGCCAGCACGGCGTCTCGTTCGATGCTAATACCGACGTCGGCAAATGAACTAAACGTCGCACCCGGCACATCCGGCGCCGCAACTCCGGTCCGCGCCACGAGGAACGAGGTGCCTATTCCGGCCTCCCAGACTCCTTGATCGTTCACTCCAGGCGTGATTCCAGGACCCGTAACTGTTCCAAAGAATACTGTGTGCCCAATTGAGTTAACGTGAACATTCGTACCATCTGCAGTGGAGACATATGACACATTCTGGAAGGTAACCCCGGCACCCATGTTTGGAGCGATGCCGCCACTTTGAGCCACGATACTGGGCGAAACAGGTTGAATGTTGAAATTCTCCCCATAAATGATCGACCCATTTACGATAGGCCCGCTCGGATTGTTGTACGTCGCCGGGAAGAAGACGATGTTTCCTGGACTAATTCCTGGCGACCCGAGCGAGGTAATCGTCGAACCAGCAGGCAGCCCAGGCGCAGCACCGCCAGTAAAGGCTAGCGGTGTGATCGTTGTTCCTTGCGCACTGAAATCGGCCGCCCCGGCAATCGGGTTGCCCCCGCTGTCTTGTAGGCCAGTTTGAAACGTGATTCGTCCTGAATCACTTTGTGACGGCAGGTTCTCTGAAAACGTTGCCACCAAGGAACCGTACTGGAGTCCTCCTGGCAACGGCGCGGGAGATCCCTCGCGAACGAGCAGAGAGCTTATAGAGGGTTGGCCAACCCAGATGCCTTCATCATTGTTTCCGTTAACGCCGGGTCCTCCCAGCAGACCGACCGCGGCGATTTGACTGTTGACGTTTCGTGGCGGAGAAATATCGCCTGTGGTAAACACCACTCCCGACGCGGTTCCTGGCGCTTGTTGCCCAACAAGTGCGACCGGCGTGAGATTGCCAGGTGAGTCGCCAGTCCAGACTCCGAATGGTGACGCACCTCCGGAAAGCTGCGATGTGAAGACGACTTGTCCCGTCGGACTGATTGAAGGACCAGCGACATTCAGCGCGTCGAAGGTCGTGCCCGGGCTTGCGCCTGGAGCTTGCATCCCGCTCAGCGCAACCGTCGATACATTAGAGCGAACGTCGCCTTTTGCGACTGAAAGTAGTGGCGTCCACCCCACATTGACGAGTAATGCTGCGGCTACAGCGGTGGATAAGCGGTTGGCAAATCGTTGGTGACCTGCTCTGTAGAAACCGTGGCATGGCCTGAGGATCATCACGTTGAGTGTGATGGCTCGCAGGAGGATTTCACGGCACTGGCTCCAGTAAGATCTTGCCCGTAGTGCTGC